CCTGCATTAGGGACGGTTACCCCTTAATTCGTGGGAATTTCTACCTCCGACGCAATAATTCTAGCGAAGACCGTATTAGCCGCGCAGCGGTTACGGATTGCCGCCGTTGAAACGGTAGGAGCACAGCAAATTGTTCGATATTCCGGCGCAAATGGCGCTGTTATTGGGTCAATTTTGATTAATCCAGTGCTCCGCGAAGGCAATGAAGCGGAAGCTACGGCGAATATTACCCGGTTAATTCTTGAAAGCGCCCGCGCATCAGTCGCAGAGCCAGGACTGAAAGCAACAGCCGCCGCGGTACTCCAAGAGCAGGGCCAGCCAAATCAATCAGATGTTTTCACCGTTGGGAAGATTTCCGCCCCGGCCTCAGTCGCTCAGGTGGCACAAGCCGAAGCCCCAGGAGGAAAGCTCGAATGACACGAAAACTCTACCGATGGCGTGATGGCAAGTTTGAGGAGGTCGGCGCGGATTACACAGGCGAGGCGAAACCCCGCGTGCACGTAATCTCTGACGATTTAGGCAAGGAAACGTGGAATCCAGTGGACGGCAAGCACTACACCAGCAAATCAGCGCTCCGCCGCGTCGCTAAAGAACGGGGGCTTATTGAGGTCGGAAACGACGAAATCAAGCCGCGTGAGCCGGAATATGTATCGATCAAGGAAGAGTACCTGAAAGCGGAAGCCGAAGTTTTATCAAGGCGCAGACGATGAGCGAAGATTTAATCTTAGAGCATGAAGCGGAAACAGCTACTGATGACACTGAGAGCGTTTCTGATGATTCAGTCCGCGCTGACATCGAAGCCGCCATGGCAGAGGTCGAAAAGACCACGGCGAAAGAGCCGGAAGAAAAAACAGATCAAACCGACAAGGCAAGCACAGAGGTAGTTGCAAAGGCAGAGCCACAGGCAGCGGGAACTGAAAAGCCCGCCGCGACTGACTCTCAAACCGTTGCCCCTCCCAGCGACTGGTCGGCTGATAAGCGAGAGGCATGGACCAAACTGCCACAAGACATCCAAAAGTATTTGGTGTCGAGACAGTCAGAGGTCCAGGCGTTCGTAAATCAGAAGAGCCAAGAAGCAGCGAGATTATCTCGTGAGCGCGATGCATTTTATCAGGCGATTTCGCCCCGTGCGGAGGTTCTCCAAGCGGCTGGCGTGCACCCGGTTCAGTACATCGAAAACCTAATCAAAGCAGAGCAAATGATGGATGCAAATCCCGTTGATGCTCTTCAGCGGTTAGCAGCTCACTACAAGATCGATCTCGCAGAACTGGCTCACCAGGCGACGCAACCAGTGTCTCCCGATGTGCTTGCTCTGCGAAATGAACTCAATGCACTACGCCAGCAGCAACAGGAATCCCAGACCGTTCAACAGCAAAGAGCCTATGAACAGTACCGCGGATCTGTTGCCTCGGTGGTTGAAGACTTTAAGGGCGCGACGGATGACAGCGGGCAACCGCTCTTCCCTCACGCTCGCGATCCGCAGTTTGAAGCAGCAATGGGCATCGAAGCCAAATTGTTGCGATCTCAAAATCCACAGATGCCGATTGAGGATGTGCTTGTAAAGGCATACGACGCGACGGTGTGGAAACTGCCGAACACTCGGCAAGCAGAGATCGAAAAGCAAACGCGAATTGCACAGGCACGGGCTACATCGGCGGCGAAAACCCGATCCGAACAAGCTCGCGCCCGTGAAGCTTCAATCGTCGGAGCCCCCGGCGCTAGTGCAGTGAAAGTAGTTTCTAACGGGTCAGTACGCGATGACATTCGTGCAGCGATGGAGAGCCTTGGACTGTAACAAACACCAAGGATTATACTTCAAATGGCTACACCTAGTTCGACGATTTCTGAAATCGCCGTTACCACTTTGCGTTCACGCACGCAGAAACTCAAGGATAACGTTGGCAAAAACAACGCTCTTCTTGGACGGCTCGAAAAGAAAGGCAAAATTAAACCCGTATCTGGTGGACGAGAAATCATCCAAGAGATCGAGTTTGCAGAAAACAGCACATACAAGCGCTACAGCGGATATGAGCAGCTAAACATCGCCCCGAGCGAAGTTTTCACAGCGGCTACGTTTCCCTATGCGCAGGTTGCGTGCGCTGTGACCATTTCCGGCCTCGAAATGCTACAGAACAGCGGCAAGGAGCAGATCATTGATCTCCTCGACGCCCGCGTTTCTAACGCAGAGCGAACGATCCGAAATGGTATCGCGGCTGATATTTATTCCGATGGTACTGCTGACAGCTCAAAGCAGATCAACGGACTTCAGGCGCTTGTAGCAGACAGCCCAAGCACGGGCACGGTCGGCGGTATCAACCGCGCTACATATTCCTTCTGGAGAAATATCAGCTTTGACGCCACCACAGACGGTGGGTCGGCGGCTACTGTCTCCAACATTCAGGACTACATGCACCGCGTGTGGCTCCAGCTTGTACGAGGTACGGATCGCACGGATCTGATTGTCGCTGACAACAACTACTACCGCTTGTACTGGGGGTCTTTGACTCCTAACCAGCGGTTTATGTCTCCTGAAATGGCTTCGCTTGGATTCCAATCGTTGAAGTATCAGGACGCAGATGTCGTGCTTGATGGAGGATTCGGCGGCGGTGCACCAACCAACCACATGTACTTCCTGAACACTGACTTTCTGCACTGGAGGCCACACTCTGAGCGCAATTTCGAATTGCTCTCACCTGATCGGTTCGCTGTTAACCAGGATGCCATGGTCAAGATCATTGCTTGGGCGGGAAATCTCACCCTTAGCAACGCATTCTTGCAGGGCGTTTTGAAAGATTAATTGAGTACTAAATCAGGAGAATAAGAGTATGGCATTTTCATTGAAAGATGTGGTGATCGGTGCGCCGATTCTCACAGAAACCACAACGACCGTTCCAACGCTCACGCTCGGAACTGTTGTTAAGGGCAACGATCCAACATACGGCGAAGGGGAATTTATTCTCCTTAAGGGCGTAGCATCGACCGTTGTAGGCGATGCGGTTGTCTGGGATAGCGCTTTTGCAACTACTCGTGCCGTCGCGGCTTCGCGCGGTCCTGTAGCTGTAGCGCTCTCGGCTAACGTCGCGTCGCAGTACGGATGGTATCAGATCAGCGGGCTTGCAGTCGTCAAGGCGGCAACCGTTGCGTCTGGTGGCCCTGCACAGCTTACGGCAACAGCCGGAACGCTGGACGACACAACCACAGCGACGAACTACATCGACGGCGCTGTGTTCAAGTCGGCAGACGGCACACCTTCAGCGGGTTTCGCGATCCTCGCGATGTCTCGCCCATGTGCAAGTGGTCGGTAATTAACTTAGGGGCGCGGGCAGCAATGTCTGCGCCCCTCATTTTTGGAGCGCGCGAAAAATGGATGGTATGAATTTGAGCTTACAGGGTCACAGCGGGAACGGCTTCATCCCTCAAGGGAGCGATGCCGGTTTATATGTGATCTTCAAGAATCACCAAGAAAAGATGAACTTTGAATCTGAGCGCCAGGGGCGGCCAGTATTCAAAACCTATGAGTATGTGGAGATCCACGGGGCAGAGGGTAAAAACGTCGTAAGCCGAAGAGCTACAGATCACGATAGAGCCCGATTCCCAAAACAATATGAAGCTTTCAAGCTTGGTCAGGCGCAGATCCCAGTGGGCACGCCAATCGAAGAGTGGAGCGCGGTGGACGAGTCGCGGCGCTATGAACTCAAGGCACTAAAGCTTTTCACAGTAGAGCAGATTGCTCACTGCTCAGATCAAACCCTGCAAGTCATGGGACCAGATGCACGGTCGCTTCGTGAGCGTGCACAGCAGTTCCTGATGAAGGCAGAGCAGTTCGCAAAGGCATCGGAAATCAAAGCCGAAAACGACGCACTCAAGGCGCGGCTTGCGGCATTAGAAGCCAAGCTTATGGCACCAGAAGAGCCAAAAAAGCGCAGTCGTGGACGCCCCAAGAAATCAGAAGCAGAGCAGGAAATTGTTTTGACTGATGAGCCCAAAGGAGACGCATGAGTCTATTGACCATGTTGCAGGATGTGGCGCTGGAATTGGGGTTGCCCCCAATCACCAGCGTCATTGGTTCGTTGGATACGTCCACACGGCAGCTTCAAGCGCTTGCGAATCGCGCTATTCGCGACGTAAGAAGACGCGCCGTGTGGCCGAAACTTATGAAGACCCACACCATAACTTTGGTGGACGGTCAGGCCAACTATGCGTTCCCAGCGGACTATGATCGCCAGGTGTTCCGTACGCACTGGCAGCAGAATAGGAAATGGGAGCTAATCGGTCCGATTTCTGAACAGGAATATCAGTTCAGAACTAACGGCATCGTTAGCACCTCGCCCCGGCAGCGGTTTACGGTGCGCGGATTTGCTGACAAGGAATTTTTCATTCTGCCAACACCGGGCAGCGGTGATGCAGGGCAGACGGTTTCCTTCTCTTATCAGTCAGTAAATTCGGTGGTGCCTGTTACGTGGACCACAGCGACGACGTTCACGGCTGGAACGTATTGCAGCTATAACGGCAACATTTACAGCACCACACTAGGCGGCGTAACTGGCGCAACGCCCCCAACACATACAAGCAGCTCGGCATCCGATGGCGGCGTAACCTGGGTGTACTACTCAGGCGCTTACGAATATTACCGCGCCGATTCCGATGTGTGCTTGATCGACGAAAACACAATCGGCCTTTCGATTCAGTGGCGATTCGCGGCCATGAAGGGGCTCCAGTACCAGAAGATTGAAGAAGAGTTCGAAAAATCGTTACTCCGTGAGGTGCTCGCAGAAACAGGAGCCCCAACGCTTTCAATCGTGCGGCGTGCACAGCCGATGTTCATCAATTCTTGGAATGTTCCAGACACAGGGTACGGGAGTTAATTTATGGCGTTGCGATACAACCCAATGAGCGGCGAACTGGAGCAGTTTGATTACGATCCATATTACTACGACCAGCCACAGGAAGCGCCAGCGGCAACGACTAGCACGGGAACTGGCGCTCAGATCGTTGGGTTAGGAAGCAATCTTGCCGGGAAGGTTATCGGCGAAAAGGGAATTTCGGCGCTCGGTAATGCGCTCGGCATAGGCGGCGGATCGCCTGTCGCAACTCCCGTAGTAACTGGAGTGGGGAGGGTAGGCGCGCAGGCTGTTGGGCAAGCTCTCGGAGATACAGCGGCAAGTGTAGGAGCCTCACAAGCGGGTATAGCGGGAAACTCGATCGGCGGCGGGCTCGCCTCGAGCGGAACCGGATCCTCTGGATTTGGTCTCTCATCGCTCGGCGCATACGCCGGACCCGCGGCAACTCTAGCCCTTGCTGGATTTGTAGCCTCAAAGTTACTCGGGGGCACGCGCGGAACAAAACAAAAGGAAGAGCGAAGGCTAGCCGCTCTTAGCAGGAATGGCGCGGACCTATCAAAGATCCCCGCCTATAACCGAGATGCTGACTTTGCAAATGGCGGCACAGGTAAAGATCTCCTGGGTCGTGCCCAGCTCTATGAAATGTTTGGAACCGAGGCAGATCCCGATAAGTTAGCAAAGTTTGGAGATGCGGCAATTAAGGCCGGGCTCGTCAAGAATAGAATGGGCACGGTTGACATCGGACCAAAGGCGCACGGATGGATGTCTGGATTTTTCAATCATAGAGATCAAGATCGGGGCGTTTCTCCTTTCGAAATGGAAGCGGATCGCCAAAAAGCAAGAGAAAGAATTGGTGCCCTTGCAGATGTCGCCAAGATGGCCCGCGCAAACGGATTAGATCTAAACCCCGACTATGTAAGGTCATTTACTGCCACGCCATATAGTCATGGATCTTTCTTTGATGGCCTGGAAAGCGACGGATCTGGGCATATGAGGCCGAAGCAGGACTCCGATCTCCTCGATTACTACAACCAACGGCTAGGACTTGATGCGCAACAGTCTCAATCGTCACCACTCGCCGACGCCCTAACCGCTGGCAAGATGCCGCCCCTATCTGACTCGCAACCACAATCAGCGATCGACTATCGCGGCACTGCTCCTTTTAGTCTCGGCAATCTCGCAACAATCCAGAGCCTCGATCCTGGTATGCAAGTAGATCCCGGAAGAATTCCGGGCTTGGCCCTTGCACTCCAAAACGGAGGCTCCGGGCGTGCCTGAACAGATAGCCGCCACATCAGTTAGTCAACCAGCGCCCGTTGGCGGCTGGAACACTCGCGATCCGCTTGATGCAATGCCAGAACAGGACGCGATCCGACTTGTCAATTTAATTCCAGGAACTAACGGAGTCGCAACCCGTCGCGGCTATACGCAATTTGCCACGGGCATGGGCTCCGGCAACGTCGAAACCGTAATGGAGTGGGTCGGAGGCGCTGGTACGGCGGCGCTCATTGCGGCGGCAAATGGTAACCTTTACGACTGCACCAGCGGCACGCCGTCGTCACTTGCTTCCGGCTTCGGCTCTAATCGCTGGCAATCAACGCTTTTCCGCGATTCGGGCGGCACTACTCGCCTAATCATGGTGAACGGCGTCGACACGCCCCAGGGCTACAACGGATCGGCAGTAGCGGCGGTCGCATATACCGGCATCGGTACTCCCGCAAACCTCGTGAATGTCTCGCAGTATCGAAACCGGCTCTATTTCGTCGAAAAGGACACCACGAAAGTTTGGTATGGCGCGGTAGATGCCAGCTCGGGAGCATTAACGGCATTCGATGTCGGCTCGCTGTTTCAAATGGGCGGCTATTTGATGGCGTGCGTGCCCTCAACCCGAGACGATACCGCAATCGGAACTCAAGAGCAGTTAATGTTCATCAGCTCCCAGGGCGAGATCCTTGTTTATAGCGGTTCGCAACCGGCTGGAACTGATTGGACCATCACCGGGCGATTCCAAGCCCCTCCCCCAATCGGCAGGCGTTGCACCGCGTATCTTGGGCGCGAATTAGTGCTACTCAATACACAGGGCGTGATGCCCTATACGGCGCTACTCTCTGACGGCGGGCAGAAATACGCGCAGCTATCGGATAAGATACAATCGGCATTTGTTCAAGCGGCGATTGATTACCGGACTAATTTTGGTTGGCAGGTCCAGCCGTATCAGCTTCAAAACCTAATGCTTGTTAATATCCCGGTCGCAACCGGGACAGCGGCACAACAGGCAGTACTGAACACAATCACCGGCGCATGGTGTCAATTCACCGGCATCAATGCGATCTGCTGGTGCACCTATCAGGGTAATCCATACTTCGGCAGCGCAAACGGTACTGTTTACCGTTGGGATTTCGGGTCAAGCGATGGCGGTACGGCAATTTCGTATGAAGCAAAAACGGCATTCAACTACTACGGAGATCGCCAGCGTCTAAAGCGGTTCACGCTCGGTAGACCTTTAATCTTAGCAACACAGGCGTTTACACTAGGATTTAATATTGATGTGGATTTCAGCAATCGCGCATTAACAGCCGGGGCGCTGATTACGGGAGGATCGGACAGTCCGTGGGACACCTCACCGTGGGACACCAGTGCATGGGACGGCGAAGCGATTGCAAGCAACGAAATGTATAGCGTTGACGGCTTGGGGCGATGCGCGGCGTTTCGATTGTCCGGTAGCTATGTAGATTTGGAATTTGAATTGACGGCCTTTCATTTGAATTACGAACCGGGTGGAATCTTATGAGAAACATACACGCTGTTAGACGGTGGCAGGAAAGAGCGCAGGGATTGCAACAGCCAGCGGGCGGCCCGCCCATGGGCGGCGCAGTTCCGGCGCGAAGGCAATCGATGATCAATTGGGGCGATAAATCGCAGCAGATCATGAAACAAGCACCATCGGCACCACCTCCCGGCGGCATGGCGCAGGGTGCTATTGATTGGAAATCAAAGATCGCGCCCGGTGGCGTAGCTGGGCAGATAGGCGCAGGGATGGGCGCTGGTATGGCGAACATGATGGGCGCTCCATCAAAAGCACCACCACCGATCATGCCAACAGGACGGCCACAGGCAGCGGTCAACGCTCCCCCACCATCGCAGGGACTGCCACCACCACGCCAGCCAATGGCACCAGCAGCGCCGATGCAGAACCAACAGCAGGTAGGGCCAGCGGCTCCAGCACCGATGCAACCCCAGGGCGTAGGTCCAGCAATGCAACCCGCGCAGAACATGCAACAGCAGGGCGGGCCATTGGTCGATGCAATGACACAGCAAAATTCGAACCCGCAAATGACAGCGCAGGTGATGCCACGGCAGAGCTTCCAAAATAACGCTCAACAGATGATGAGGGCTTACTAATGGCGAAGAAAGGCAAAGGCAGGGCAAACACCCTTAGTTCTGGCGTGCAAACCGGCACCTATGGCGGCCCCGTTGCCGTAGCGCAGAAGACAGCCAAGCAGAGCAAAGCCGAAAAGGCAGCGGCGAAGAAAGCAGCAGCGGCGGCCAAAAAGGCAGAAGCGAAGAAAAATAACGATGTGGCAAACTTCAAACCCGGCGATAGCAACGCAGCTATAGAAGGCCAATTTGACACAGCGAAAAAAACAACCATCACCGGCAACCAGCTAAACAACGCGCAGCAAAAAAACGCTTACGGCTCGCAAACCATCACCTACGATGAAAACGGCAACCCGACCGTTACGCAGTCGCTCGATCCAGCGGAACAGCAGAAGCTCGATCAGGAGCGCGGCATTGAAACAGGCGCTAACCAACAGGCGCAAACACAGCTAGGACAATTGCAGCAGCAGTGGGCAAATCCTCTGAGCTACGACAGCCAGCCGCAAGTGAACATGGATCAGGAGGGCTTTCGCCAATCCTGGGAAGATAAGATGTACGGGAGGCAAGCACAGCGGCTTGATAAACAATATGCTCAGGCGGCTGATAGCTTCGAACAGCAGATGGCGGATCGCGGGATCCCTGTTGGATCTGAACTCTACAACAACCAGAAGGCACAGTTTGAGCAGAATAAAGCCGATACTTACGAGGGCGCTCGCGTCGCGGCGATGCAGCAATCTGGACAGGAAGCACAGCGGCAATTTGGCAATACGCTCACAGCACGGCAGCAGGGCATTTCAGAAACCAACTCACTACGAGATCGCCCATTGAATGAGATCGGCGGGCTTATGGCGTTGGGATCTGGTGTTGCACAGCCGCAGTTTCAGGGCTTCCAAGGGCAGCAGATGGCCAATACCGATGTGGCTGGTACGGCGCTTGGTTATGCAAATCTTGGACAGAATGCAGCGGATAATTCGGCAGCTCGCGATGTACAGCTACAGGCGATTGCCAAGCGGGGCGGCGGGGGTGGTGGCGGTTCGGTCGACGATAAGATCCGATTGATGCAGTACGATTTCGACAACAATCCGCAATACAGAAAAGAACAGCCGAAGCGCCCTGGTGTGGGGGAACGAATCGGCGGCAGCATTCTGGGCGGGGTTGTCAACGGCATCACAACAGGCATTGGAAACCGCATCAGCGGCGCATTTGGTGGGAGCAAGTAAAATGGACGATCCATTAACCGAGGCACTGGCAGGGCTACAAAAGCAAGACTATCTGCGCGATCCATTCTACGCGGCTGGATCGTCGATGCTCGAACCAATCCAGACCTATGAGGGTGACAGCATTTGGGACAAGATCTTAATGCAGGGAGCGCAAAACCTTGTAGGGGGTACCGTTGCCAAAATCGGACAAAATCGCGCCGATAGTCGGTATCAGGATCAGGTGAAGCGGCTCGAAGATTACGCCGGGTTTGCAGCAGACCCGACGATACTTGCCGATTCTATTGGCCACGATTCGGACCCTTTAGTCGCTGCGCTGGCTCCGGCGTATCGGGCTGATGCCTCACGCAAGCGGCGGGCAATCGAAGACGACATAGCGAAGCATACCACCGATCTAGCTTTCGACCGTCAAAAAGCGAATGAAGCGCTGAATAGCCAGCTCGTTTTAGCGCTTGCAAAAGATCACCCGGAAATGCTGGGCGACGATCTTAGAAAAAGTTTAGGGCTTCGCCCGATGATTAACACCGCCGATGCGGCACCAAAAGCGCCCGCAAGCCCCTTGCTCGCGCCGGGAGCGAAGCCAACATCTCAGAAACTGACCGAATATTATCATCAGTTCCGCAATGAAGGGATGCCAGAAACCCAAGCAGCAGCAGCGGCGCGGCAACAGCTTGAAGGCGAGATCAAAGCGAATGCCGGAAGCTTCGACGCGGCCAAAGAAGCCCGCGAATACGGGCAAAAAATGATCCAGCTTGCTGATACGGCAGACATGGGCATGAGCAAGGCGGGGAAGACTGGCAACATGCAAGGCGTTCGCAGCTTCCTTGATGCGGTCAATTCCAACCTCAACCCGTTTGGCGGCGAAGAGTCTCGAACAAGGAGACAGGGCGATCAAGAACTGGAATCAATCGGGCCAGAAATCGTAAAGATGAGCAGATCCCCCGGCGCTCTCTCCGATTACGAAACCAGAATGTATTTGAAGAGTGGCCCATCCGTTTACAACTTGCCAGAAACTAACCGCGTACTCGTGGACAAAATGAAGGAACTCGGCAAGCTTCATATGGAGTATGCTGATTTTATCGACGCATACCGCGACGCAAACAGCGGCAGCACTATCGGCGCTGATAAGATGTGGATGGAATACCGAAAGGCAACACCGCTCATCGTTCCAGATGAAAAGACGGGAGATCTTAGGATTAATACCAATCGAACCCCGTGGCAGGAGTTCTTCGCAAAGCGCGGCGGGGGCATGGACGACATGAAGCCCGACAGCGCAACGGCAGCTTTTGAATCGGAACTTGGGGCGAAAAAGCCGCGCTATACAGATGAGGAGCTAATAGCGGCGGGGTACGTGAAAGGTGCGAACGGCTGGCATAAAAAGTAGGGCGAAGTGGCAGATAAAATTTTACCCGATTTCATTCCGTTTGAAGACGTTGAATCAACAGGGTCGGGATCTGCCTTGCCTGATTTTATCCCTTTTGAGGATGTCCAGCCGGTTGTGCGACATAGCGCCATAGAAGACGACACCCCACAACAACAGGCAGAGCCAGGATTTCTTGAAAGCATGTACAATGGTGTGATTAAGCTTCCTGGGCAGACCTACGACGCGATCACATCGATCCCGAGCGGCATCGGCAATATATACGACGCCATAGTGCACCCCATCGACTCCGCACAAAACGGAACAACCGAAAAGGTGGCCCGTGGCGCTGGCGGCATTGGTTCGGCGCTCGCTGGCGCTGGCGTCGGCGGCACCTTCGGCGGCCCGATTGGGGCTATTATTGGCGGCGGCGCTGGGCTCATGGGGTTTGATGTTCTGAATGAATTAACCGGGTCCGATGCTCCGACAACGCCACAGCAGAAGATTAACAAGTTTGGCGAAAACCTCGGTGCTGGGCTTGCCACAGCAGGGGCAGCAAAGGCGCTGCAATCAACAACCGAAGCGATTGCACCAGGATTAAGAAGTACGGCAAGGGGCATTGATCGCAAGTCATTGGGAGCGCGGCAGTCTGACTATGGTACCGCTAACAACATGAAGACCGTCACTCTGCCAGATGGCGAGATCGGATCTGTCGTTAGAAAAAACCTTGATGAGCTGGTCGATTCTGGCGCGATTCCAAAGACGAGAAGCGCCGCGAAGCTATCCAAGTGGTCGCAGGAGAATATAAAGAGTCTCGCGAAAGAACAGTACCGAATTATTGACGAATTTGAGAAGAACGGCGGCACCGTCCAGCCGAATTTTAGCCGCGCAAACAAAATGATTTTAGACGGCGAGATCCCCGCCGATAAAATGGAGGCATATACAAACCGTCTCGCCAATCTCGAAGAAACAATCAAAAACAAAGGCCAGGGGCGGGCGCATTTTCTACAGAATCAGAAGGAAGCTATCGGCAAGCTCTGGGACGACGCAGACAAAACCGCAAACGAGTTCAATCGAAAATTATACCTAGATCTCAAGGATTCGCTCGATCAAGCCATACCCGATCTAGCCCCGATCAATAAAAACCTGGGTCGGTTTCAGGTCGTCGATCCAATTCTAAAGCGCTCCCTTGCCGCAGCAGAGGGATTCGATTCTGTTTCCTGGTTGGATAAACTGAAACACACCACCGGGGGATCGATGGCCCCCGCAATTGCAGGGGCGGCTGTGGGCGGCAGCGTTGGCGGTCCTGTTGGATTTGCGCTCGGTACTGGCATGGGGTTATTGAATACGCCAGCCGGGAAAGCGGCAATTGCTCGTGGCCTAAAAAGCGCCGCCGCCGCCATGAGTGCGACAGGAAACACTATTGGGGCTGTGGGTCCGCAGGGCTTGGCAACTGCTTCTCAGATCGTTCAAGGGGTTCAGGCTCGCAACAATCCCACAGCATCGCGGAGGTCACCCAAGGACGGCTCGGATCGGGGTAGCCTAAGTTTATCTTCTTCCTCACGTCGTCCAATATATGCTGATGAACCTGCATCCTCTCGGCCAGAAGATCGATTCGTAAATCGTGCGAGCGATGTTTCCAAAAATTCCACCACGCAAGCCATAGGGCGGCAAGAGTCGCTCGTTGCTGGAGGTTCTCCCCAAAACAAAGCGCAATCAAAAACGCAAACTCAACGGCGCGATGGAAGTATTTCATCTTCTAATGTTACCCCCAAGGCAGAAACTTCGGCATCAGTAAATCCCGTAAATTTCTATCCGAAAGCTTCCGATCCTAAGATAGCGAAAGCGCTAACGAAATTACCGCCACTAATCCAAGCGGTTATCTCGGTTGAGTCGGCAGGTGACCACACGGCCACATCCCGAGTAGGTGCCCGCGGCCTTATGCAGCTTATGCCGGAAAACCTCAAAACCTTCGGCGTAACCGATCCAGAAGATCCGATCCAGAACGTAAAGGCGGGCATGACGCTACTGAATGAAGAGGTCGACCGCTTCGGCGATATGCGGCTGGCACTTGCGGCCTACAACGCGGGATCGCCAGCGGTGAAAGCAGCGATGAAGAAAGCACGATCAGAGCGATTCGAGGATATTTACCCGTTCCTCCCTAACGAAACCACCGTTTATGTGGCGAAGGTAATGAAGAAACTAGATCAATTCGGCGAGGCATAACATGGGATTCAACGGCAGCGGCACATTTAACAGAAACACCGGGGTTTATACCGGCGCATCGGCTTGGCAGAACACCCGCGACGCATCACGAAATATCCGAGCTGACGATCACGACACCCACGATCAGGACATCGCAACCGGATTATCAACGGCAATCTGCAAGGATGGGCAAACCACAATCACGGCCAATCTTCCCATGGCTGGATTTCGTCATACGAACGTAGGTTCAGCAGTAGCAAGAACCGACTACCTAGCTACAAACCAAGAACAGGACAGATCGACAACTCACGGCGGTACCTCTGGCGGCAGTGCAAACGCGCAGACGATTACTCTCACCCCGGCAATTACAGCATACGTGACCGGCCAGATATTTACCTTTGTGGCCGGATTTACTACCACCACCACAACCCCAACGATCAACATCAACAGCGTAGGCGCGAAATCAATCGTTACCCCCGGCCTGACCTCAATGTTTGCGGGCGCAATTCAAAGCGGCGCAACGTATGCGATCATGTACGACGGAACACGTTTTGTGCTCCTCAACCCCTACGGCGGCACGCAGAGCAGTGCCCCTACCCCATCGGCAAACGGTGGCGGATCGCTTTCGTCAATTGTAACCAACCGCTCCCAATACTGGGTTAGCGGCTCGCAGGTAAAGTATGCCTTCAGTTTCTCATTCACTGTAACGGGTACTTGTAACTCGGTGCGCGTGCCGCTTCCAATTGCAGCGGCCTCAAGCGCTGAAACGATAACCGGCGTGAGCGTAGACATCGGCGGCGGTAACGTTGCCGGATTTACTGGCGCAGTGGGCGGCGGTGCAAGCGTAGATGTGTTTCACTATGCAAGCACAGCTTTTGCGGCTGGTGCAAGTCGGACTTGTGCCGGGATCATAACTTACTCATGGGTATAACATGGGCACACAAGCAAAACTGAACACGATTACACTTCTCACCGCGGCTGTGGGGCTTCTCTTTAGCTTCTTCGTTTGGTCATCCCATCGCTGGATTGACCGGGTAGAAGCGCAGAGCGCAGCGCTTGAAGAGAAACACCAAGCAATTGAGCGGAAACAGTCGGTGCTGTCCGACGAACTGGAAGCTATACACCGGCAACTCTTAATAATTGACGGCAGAACCGAACGAATAGAGCAGGCGCTGATGAGGCACAAATGATGCCCGATGGATGGTTTGAGACATTAAAGACAATTCTGGTACATGACGAGGGGTGCCGACCGCGGCCCTATGACGATGCTACCGGGAACACTGTACACGCTGAAAAAGGGAATATTTCAATCGGCATAGGCCGAAACCTCGAAGCAAACCCCCTATCAGATGCCGCCATTTCGTTCCTATTAGCCGAAGACGTAACGGTTGCACTACAGGGCGCGGCCTCCCTATTTGGCGATGCCTTTGGGCATTATTCGGCCCCCAGGCAGCACGCTATAGTATGCCTGATCTTCAATTTGGGGCTGTCAAAATTCATGGATTTCCAGAACACTATAGCAGCTATCAAGGCGGGCGATTGGCAAAAGGCGTGCGCGAACCTTGAGAATAGCAAATGGCACCGGCAAGTAGGCGAACGGTCGCGGCGCATCCTTACAATGCTCGAATTTGAAAAGTACCCATATCCAGGGCTTTAATCTGCAACCAGGGGCGGCAACAATTAACCCATGGTCACACTACTTAGAAATCTGATCGGCCTCGGTGGATTGTTCAACGGATCGAAAACCCTCTTAGGGGTCTTGAGTGTTGCGATCTACTTGCTCCAGATGTTTAAGCCCGAGCTTGCATCTGTCGTGTTAGAGGTGCTGCAAATTTTCGGCGTGGCGCTCTTACCGATCGGGGTCGCCGATAAAGCGGTAAAGAGTGTCGAAAAGCGGGTAGTCTTCCCCGCCGATTAAGGCGCACTAGAGCGCCGTGGGCGTTGACGTATTCACCGCGTCTAAGCTCTATTTCCTTGTGAATTGCGTCCTGGCCGTAATCCTGATCGATCTCCATATGAGCCAATAACCAGCGCACAGTATAAGGCTCTTCCCCTTTGTGTCTTAGCCAAGCAATCGCACAGGCTTTGTCACGCTCTGACACAGCTACCAGCGCAGCGGCGTCGCATATTGCCCGCTCTATCACCGCCATAGCTAAACTAGCCTCTGGGGTCAGTCTCCGCGGCCTATATGCATTCCAGTTCATCTCTTCTTCGGCTTGCTGGCGCATATCGAAACCTCGCATACGCTCCACCTGGGTACGACTACGACGTTTTGCCCTTCGCATTTCGTTCTCGTGTAAATGTAGGTTGAAACTGCAAGGAAACTGCCGAAATATCGTTTATTAATGATGCCGTAACAGACTGAACGTTGCTTCGCGGCTGAATGATGATTGAGGTAAATGGCGAGTTGTCGAAATAATCGCAACGCTTGCAGCACCAGATCTCGGCCTTTGAATCATCTTCTATGATTTCAATCGACTGCAACCAGTCGCCTACAGCTTTACCCATATTGTGACTATCCCACCGCCCAACGCGCCGCCCTTTTACGTCGTAGCGCTCCCCAAGTATCACCAGGACATGCACCGGGATCGATCCGTATGTCACCAGCGGTTGAATCAATCTCGACTCGTGGCGGAACAGATACGTCATATCTGACAACTGCTTTTGTGCCCTGGGCTCTTTGATGATGCGCCCGCGCGAAATCATGCGGCGGTTCGTTGTGCTTGGAATTGCTGACAGTGGGCCATGTAGATCTATTCGGGTGATCTTGCAGATTGGGTTGACGGTGATTGTTAGATCTTTCAACGTAACCCCATTAAAACACGCTCAAAGCAATCACGAATCGATCGCCCGTCTTCGATGATAATTGCATTTCGCCAACGACTCCGACCGCGATCTCGCTTGGCATCAATCGCGCCTCGATAGATCGGCACATGGCGATAGAGCCAGCGATTCCGCTTTATTTGCTTGCGTCTCTTGCTCATTACCACACCCGATAGCCGCCGCAATTTCGCCACCATGAAACACTATCTAGTTGGTAATCTTTGTCCATCCACGCAAAAGCATCTGGGTTACTTTCGATCAAGTCGGCAATCTCTTTGCAGATCTTAGCTGGAACTCTCACCCCACCATTATGATCGGGCAGTTCATATTCAAATGCCAAGGCTTCCAACGATTGGCGCAAATTAAACCAGCCGTAAATATTATAGCGCCCCCAGACCGGCTTGCCGTCTTCCCCTCGGGGGTATCTCTTGTTGGCCCGCATGGGCTTCAAATCGTATCCCATTTTACCTCCTCTTCTTCGGCGCAAACGGATGTCTCACGATTCCCCCTCCGGCTCCTTGGGAGCATCGGGTAACGGCATCCAGTGGGTCACTTCTTGTCTGCTCAACCAACGAAAGCCATCCCACTCCCTTACGGACATCGGGTGCATTGAGTAAAAGCCGTATTGAGGTCGTCGAAAAACCCAGTAATCACCGATCGTTTTCGGCATTCTCTCCTTCACACTAATCCACTCCTCCGCCGCCTTCAAGTCATCGTCTAGTACGCTCATAATCATCTCACGGGTAATAGTTATCGTTTTATACCATCCGGCTGGTCTGGTTAACCTGTAGAATAAGACTCTTCGAGCTAAACTCGAATCATCTTCGCTACTCATTTCGTCATCCATATAAAAAGCTTCATTAAAGTCTTGGCACTAGGAGCTTGCCCGCTATGGGCAATTCGACTGAGCGTAGATTTAGGAACTCCAATTTCAGCCGCAAGGGCAGTTAAGGTTAGGCCAGACGTGAATAGGTATGAACACAAGAACCCGCTTATCTTTTTCATTCTCCCTCCACCGGCTTGACCTCGACTTGTTGGATTATCCAGCCGTTGTTTAACAGCTTTGCCAATTCTGCCTCATGCCATGCAACAAATTTTTCATACGTCTCGGAAAGGTGCCTAACGGCTCCAGTAAGTCTCTGCTCGCAACTTGCACGAGATAGGGCAACATCACAGATTCCTGACTCCTTCGGATGCCACACCACCCACGCGCGGAAGGGTTTCATCTTTTCGTCTGTCATATTATTTTTCCTCCCGCACTTCGCGCATGTGAACAACTCTATATGGAGCATCGTCGCCGTAATTCCACCCAAGCATCTCGCAATCGGCCTTAGCCTTTTGCTCAGTTTGGCATGTATAGCCACGCTTTTTGCCATGCTTATCCAAGACCAGCCACTCCTCGTATAGCGGCTTCGGCACCTTACGAAACCCAAGCCAAATATGCTCGCCTTCAAATTGGTACTGCCTATTAACCAATTCCCACTTCTGCCCATCCAGCTCGATGATTTTTCTGTCGCTCATAGCCCCTCGTCTTCACAAAGTTCGCCAAATGTCGGGATTCTCCCATCTGCAAGCATGACGCTATACTTGAACGCTTCCCATTTATTAATCGACATCCTCACCAACTCCCGCAGCTCGTCGGGGGTGAAAGTGATTTGAACCACCTCATCAGTAACTGCGTTCCTGAATACTACTCCCATCTCGCCTAGCTTTTTGCGTTCGGTCATAACTTATCCCCGAAACTCGGCACTACTTCGCGCAGCATAACGACTCTTTCTCCGTCGTCCTCTCCCGCGTTCAATAGCGCCGACCCCTTATCCTCATATGTATCAATCACTTTGTGTCTCTTACTAACCACCGCCCACACCTCAAGAGCTGGCCGACACTTATGACCCAACGGCCCATAGTTATCGCCGTAAATCTTTTCCTTGCAGCGGTCGCAGGTGCCGCTTAGTAAGCGCCTTCTCATCGTCGATATATCCCCCCGCTAAGCACCATCAAGTAGCACACGCCAAAAAACGCAAGGAACAGAAGCGCCAACAGAACAACTCCGCCGAATATCCACAGCAACCAATCGGGAATAACTATGCTCACTTCTCTCCCTCCTTTTGCGGGGTGTCCATAAAAAGAACCTTGTCAAACCTTTTGGTAAACGCATCGAAACTCCTGTCGTAGTAAGACGTACAAGAGGGACTTCCTATATCAATTTGCAACTCAGCGTCTCCACGGATACGGATTTCCGCGTCGTGCTTCTCACACAACTCTCTCAGCTCCCGAAAAAACTGCGCGTGTGATTCGTTCATGGTCGCCTTTAATAAGTAAGCTCGCCGTCGCCGTAGCCGTAGCCGTCGCCGTAGCCGTCGCCGTCGCCGTCGCCGTAGCCGTTGCCGTCGCCGTCGCCGTAGCCGTAGCCGTCGCCGTAGCCGTCGCCGTCGCCGTCGCCGTAGCCGTTGCCGTCGCCGT